GTCGAGCGCGCGGTCCGCAATAGCAGCAAAACACGTGATCTGGTTCTTGATCCCTTCGGTGGTTCCGGCACGACGTTGATTGCGTGCGAAAAATCAGGACGTCGCGCTCGAATCATCGAGCTTGATCCTAAGTATGTCGACGTCATCGTAAAGCGCTGGGAAGAGTACACCGGCCAGAAGGCACAGAAAGCCAATGCGCCGGTGTTGGATGAGTCTCTGACAGACGAACCTTCTTAAACGTAGGCGATGCGATATACACGTTCGGCGTTTTCATCTTTGACTGAAACGATGGTGAGTCCCAGTTTTTTCTTTAAAGAACCAGCAAAGGCGCCGCGCACCGTGTGTGGCTGCCAGCCAGTAGCTTCGCAGATTTGCGTGATGGTGGCACCTTCGGGACGCTTTAAGAGGGCGATCACCTGAGCCTGTTTACTGTTTTCACGTGTTTTGATCTGGTCGGGTTTCTTGGATTCGACCAGGGGCGGCTCGATACCAAGGGCTGCGTACGCTGCCTTGGTCATCACGGTGGCGCGCTTATTTTTTGAAATCAGACCGGCTTTCACCATGCTTTCAACGGTCTTTGCCTTCGCACCGCCTTTTAACGTCTCGGGAAACCAGTCGATTCTGCCGGCGGTATGTTGATGGGCGTGGTTGAGAATCGCTTGTTGAGTGGCCGTGAGTTTGATGCTCATGATGACTTCCTTTCAGGTGGGTTGATGGCGTTGGTATGAACGCTCTAGTCCCGAAGAAAGCCAAGTTAATTTCCCAATCGTGTCGCTTATTTCTTGATTGATTACTCATATGCCAATCAGTGCCCCCACACCTTGCCGGCATCCCGGCTGTGGGGCGGTATTGGCAAAGCCAGGCTATTGCCCAGCCCACCGTGGTGCTATGCATCGTGACTATGGCCGAGCAAGACGATCTTTTGATTCGGAGCTTGGCTTTTACCAGTCAAAGAACTGGCGAGAAGTTCGTGCGGTGCTACTGCGTGACCAGCCCCTGTGCGTGCGTTGTGAAGCGGCAGGGCGCTTGGTTGCAGCCAAGGTCGTCGACCATATCGTACCGATCAAAGAGGGTGGTGCACGCTTTGACCGATCCAACCTGCAGCCTCTCTGCGTCGCTTGCCACAACCGCAAGACGGCCAGAGAGACTGCCGGCCGGCGCTAGACCCCCTTGCCCACGAGGTAGGGGGGTCGAATCTAGCAAAGATGCGCGCGCCTGCCCAAATTTTTGTGCGTGCAAAATGAAAAACTTTTTTTGGACTGGCGATGGCCGGTCGTAAACCCCTTCCCGTTGCAGTCAAGAAGATCAAGGGGACGCTGCAGAAATGTCGCACGAACGCCAAAGAGCCACGCCCACAGGGGGGATTGGGAGAGCCACCTGAGTACATGTCCGAGATCGCCAAGGAGGCGTGGACGTATGCCGTTCAAAACGCACCGCCTGGTCTGCTGTCGTCGCTCGATGCAACGGTCTTGGAGCGCTGGGCAAACTGTGCTGGCCTTTACCGTGAGGCGCTGGCCAAGATCAATCGATCAGGTGTCAGTGGAATGATCATCAAAACCCCCAGCGGCATCTTACGTCGCTCGCCGCTGATGGATGTCATCCGTGATCTGGCGCTAGAGATGAAAGGGTATGAGTCTGAGATGGGGTTTACGCCAGCGTCTCGATCAAAGGTTCAGATAACGCCAGATCGACCGGACGCCGACGATCCGTGGGCTGAAATCGTTGGGTGAGCACTCAGTGTGCCGCAGCCTCATCCAGTAGGGCGCAGCGACGGATGGAATCAAGTCGCTTACCTAATTCTCGACGAGCGACCTGCGTATCGTGGTGCGATTGCACGGCTAACCACCATCCATCACTCAGCCCGAAATACCGGCATAGCAACAAATCTGTTTCCGCTGTCACAGCGCGTTTGCCCGACACAATGTCGTAGACGCGTGTTGCAGGCACATCAATGTCTTTCGCCAGTCGATACGGGGTCAACCCCAAAGGTTTGAGGAATTCTTCCTGCAACATTTCGCCGGGAGATACCGGTGCAATTTTGGTCATGATCAAACTCCTTTAGTGGTAATCGATGATTTCCACATCGTGGGCACCATCGTCAGCCCACACGAAACAGACCCGCCACTGATCGTTGATACGGATGCTGTACTGCCCCGCCCGATCTCCTCGCAAGGATTCCAAGCGATTGCCTGGGGGAACCCGAAGATCCTCCAAGCGCGAAGACACCGCCAGTTGAGTGAGCTTGCGCAGCGCTGCCCGCTCAATGTTGACCCAACGAGCAACGCGCTCGCCACGGTAGAGAGCGGCCGTGTCGGCACATCGGAAGGATTGGATCGGCATACCCAATATTACTGAGTTGCGTTAATAACGTCAAACAGGAATAGTCTGAGAATTTCCATAGTGGCAAAAATTTCCTATGCCGTCGCCGCCAAACAATATGCCGAACAGGTGGTTGCGGGAGATATACCAGCCTGCCGTTGGGTGAAATTGGCCTGTCAGAGACAGCTTAATGATCTGGCAAGATTAAGGGGTAAGGCCACCCCATTTCGATTCAACCCGAAATTGACTGACCGCGATGGCCGGTCCTTCTATCCAGCGGATAACTTATGCGCCTTCATTGAGCGCTTGCCTCACGTGAAGGGCCCGCTTGCCGGCGAGCCGATTCAGCTCGAGCCCTGGCAGGTCTTCATTCTGACCACGGTTTTCGGGTGGGTGAAAGATGATGGCAAACGACGCTTTCGACGCTCGTACATCGAGGTCCCACGGGGCAACGCCAAGTCCACCCTGTCATCAGCAGTGGCGCTCTATATGCTCGCTGCTGACCGAGAAGGCGGCGCCGAGGTTTATTCGCTAGCAACCACGCGTGACCAGGCGAGGATCGTCTTTGGTGATGCCCAGACCATGGCTCGGAGAAGTCCAGGCTTTCGACATCGCTTTTCAGTAGAGGTCGGTGCACACAATATGCATGTCCTAGCCTCTGGATCAAAATTCGAGGCGCTATCAGCAGAAGGCTCAACCCTTGATGGCCTGAACATTCATTTCGGTTGTGTGGACGAATTGCATGCGCATAAGACCCGCACTGTCTACGACGTCGTCGAGACGGGTACTGGCAAACGCGATAACTCACTGCTTTGGGTGATCACAACAGCAGGCAGCAATCGCGCGGGCATTTGCTATGAAGTCAGAACCTTTGTCTCGAAACTTCTCGATGGCGTCTTTGAAGACGACACTCAGTTCGGCATCATCTACGGGCTGGACGATGGCGACGATTGGACTAGCGAAGAATCATTAGTCAAAGCAAACCCCAATTGGGGAATCTCTGTCCGTCCCGAGGTGCTAGGGCCACTGCAAGCCAAGGCAATGCAGTTGCCGAGCGCGGTCAATAATTTCAAGACCAAGCATCTAAACGAATGGGTCAATGCCGATACAGCCTGGATGGATATGCGTGCATGGGACGCATGCACTGATACAAGCATCGACATTGAAGATTTCACCGGCCAACCCTGCTGGATCGGATTGGATTTAGCCAGCAAAACCGATATCGCCGCATTGATGCTGGTGTTTCAGCACCCAGAGATCTCGGATGCCTATGTCGTATTTGGCAAATACTACTTACCCGAGGATACGGTCAACGGCGCAGGCAACAGCCAGTACACCGGCTGGATGCACGCGGGACGACTCACGGTCACGCCCGGCAACGTGATTGACTTTAGCTGGATTGAGGCTGATCTGCTCGATATGGCCTCTCGCTTTGCCATACAGGCCGTGGCCTTTGATCCGTTTCAGGCAACCCAACTATCAACCCGTATGCTCTCAGAAGGTTTGCCGATGATTGAGGTGCGCCCAACCGTGTTGAATTTCAGTGAGCCCATGAAAACGCTGGAAGCGCTCGTTCTACAAAAGAAGCTCACGCATGATGGCGATCCGGTGTTGTCCTGGATGGCGAGTAATGTCGTTGCTCACCTTGATGTTAAAGACAATATCTATCCACGTAAGGAGCGAGCAGAAAACAAGATCGACGGGATCGTCGCCCTCATCATGGCACTCTCGCGAGCAATCAAGCCGGGAGATGCCATCGTGCTGGGATCGGACTATGAATTGATGCTGCTTTAATCCCATGGGATTACTGAGTTTCTTCGATCGGTTTAGAGCCTATCGAGCTGACCGATCGCCTTGGGGTGATTTCTACTTTGAGCCGGTGGGCGCTAAAAGCATCTCCGGTATGCGTGTCTCCTCCGACGCCGCGCTGCGATTGGCCGCCGTCTATGCGTGCGTGCGCATCTTGTCGGAGACCATGGCCTCTTTACCCGTTGTGGTCTACCGAATGAGACCTGATGGCGGGAAAGACCGTATCAAAGATCATTGGCTTTATCACCGACTGGCGCGCACCCCTAACCGGTACCAGAATCCATTTGAATGGCGGGAGATGCTGCAGGGTCACTTGACGCTACGCGGCAATGCGTACTGCCAGATTCTGGCCAATAGGGATGGGGAAATTAAAGAACTGCTTCCCATCCACCCCGACCGGGTGAAGCTCGAGATGCTCTCCAATGGTGATTACCGCTATCGGATCAGTCAGACAAGCGGGACCGACATAGTGTTACCCCGAGGCGAGGTCTGGCATCTGCGCGGCCTATCATCCGATGGACTGATGGGAATGAGCCCGATTGAACTTGCCCGCGAGAGTTTGGGGATGGCCTTAGCTGCTCAGGACTATGGTGCACGATTTTTTGCCAATGACGCCAAGCCCACCGGAGGCTGGATCGAGTTCCCGGGTAACTTCAAGGATGCTGAGGCCAAGCGCGTATTCAGAGAGTCTTATCAACAAGCGCAGTCTGGCTCAAATCGGGGCAAGGTGCTGGTGCTTGAGAACGGCATGAAATTCCACGAGGTGGGTGTCACCAACAAAGATGCGCAATTTTTGGAACTACGAAAATTTCAGATCACTGATATTGCCCGCCTCTTCAGAGTGCCACCGCACATGATTGCCGACTTGGATCGAGCAACGTTTTCTAATATCGAGCAGCAGTCGCTTGAATTCGTGATGCACACGATGACGCCTTGGGCAGAGCGCTGGGAGGCTGCGATTGAAAGAGACTTGATCTTTGAGAACGAAGATCTGGAAGTTGAATTTGATTTTGCGAATTTGATGCGAGGCGATGCTGCAAGCCGCTCAGCTTATTACCAAAGCGGCATACAGAACGGCTGGCTCACCCGAAACGAAGCTCGTGCAGCAGAAAACTTGAATCCAATCGCAGGGTTGGAGCAGCCACTTCGACCACTCAACATGGTTGAGGAATCTGATGCAGAAGAATCTGAATCTGAAAACTCCTCCTTAGATACGGACCCCTCGACTGAAACCAAAACCGAGGCTGAATCCGATTCGGGATTAAATCCAGTCGATGCTGATCTCCGACTGCGGTTTGGCGCGCTCGTTGAATCGAATGCACGGCGCCTCGCGCGAAGAATACACAAAAAGGGAGCGATTGCCCCGAGCGATATTTCGCTCATTGCCGAGGCCATGGGTATTAGCTACAACGCTGCTAATCAATGGTCCACAACCTGCGATCCGATCCCGGACGAAACCACATTAAAAAACCAATTGATCGAATTAGGAATGGCAACATGAACGCTTCACTTTTACTTGGCGAATTTTTGAGTACGCCTTGGGCCATGATGCCGGACCGGCTTCAGGCCATCGCCGGCGTTCTGGCCCGCTGGTCAGCAGGGCAACCCCCTGACGATGCAGTGAAGTTTCAAATCAATAGTGACCGAGTGCTTCGGACCACACGAAAGCAATATGCTGCTGAGCATTCGGATGCCGGGATTGCTGTCTTGCCGCTTTATGGAGTGATTACCCAGCGCGGCAACATGATCGACAATATTTCCGGACCGGGCTGTACCAGTACTGAGCAATTCTCAAACGCACTTCGACAACTTGTGACTGACGATTCAGTTGGGCAGATATTGATTGACATTGATAGCCCCGGTGGCAGTGTCTATGGCGTGGCTGAACTTGCAGATGAAATATTTCAGGCGAGATCTCAAAAGCCCATCGTGGCAATCGCCAATAGCTTAGCGGCATCAGCCGCCTACTGGATTGGCGCTTCTGCTAGCGAGTTCTACGTGACCCCAGGTGGTGAAGTGGGCAGTATCGGTGTTTGGCAAGCACATCAGGATTTCAGTAAGGCCATGGATGAAGCCGGCATCAAAACAACGCTCATCGCTGCAGGGCCTTACAAAGTCGAGGGCAACCCTTACTCCCCATTGGATCCCGAAGCACAAGCCTTTATGCAATCGCGCGTAGATGATTACTACCTGGCCTTCACCAAGGCGGTCGCCAAAGGCAGGAATGTCGCCTTGGCTGATGTTCTCTCTGGCATGGGTCAAGGCAGAGTCCTGGGAGCACAAGCTGCCAAACAACAATCCATGGTCGATGGTATTGCGAGTTTTGACCAGGTTCTAATCAACATGCAGAGGCAGGCCCGTAACTCGATGGCCAACAAGACTATTCGTACGCCTCGCCTTCAGCGGGCCCGTGATGCGGTTTCATTGATGTAAACAAGTCATTGAATTGATGCGCTCCGTTGAGCGCGACCACTACTGCGACCCATAGGTCGCACCCAAATAGCCACCCTAGTTCGGGTGGTTTTTTCATTTATGGAGAGACCTAATGAGCAATAAATTGCGCGAGCTGCAAGCTCGTAAAGCCAATCTAGTCAAGGACGCACGAACTCTGACCGATATTGCCGCTGCTGAAGAGCGCGATATGTCCGACGAAGAACTCACTGCCTTCGACTCTTTGAAATCAAAAATCGAGGGAGCAACGAACGCCATCGACCGCGAAGCGGCATTGATTGCCGAGGAAGCTCAAATGGCCCACGTCGCAATGTCAACACCGATTATTCCCTCAGCCATTATTTCGGTGACGGACAATCGGGACGCCAATCCTACGCACGGTTTTCATAGCGTGGGCGAATTCTTAAAAACCGTCTGCCAGGCGCAAAAGCCCGGCAGCACGATTGATGAGCGGCTCTTGATTGGCTCTGGCCGGGGCGCAGCAGTTCCGACCAACTTTGGTAACGAGGGCTCCGCACAAGACGGCGGCTTTCTGGTGCCGCCACAGTTTGCGCGTGAAATCTTCCAGCTCTCATTGGGCGAAGATTCGCTGTTGCCCATGACGGACAACGTCGAGATCACCGGCAACACGATGGCATTTCCCAAAGATGAAACGACCCCTTGGGGTAGCAACGGCATTCGCGCTTACTGGCAAGGTGAAGCCACACCGGCGGTTAGCACCAAACCGGTATTGGGACTCTCTACCCTGCGCCTCAAAAAATTGATGGCCTTAGTTCCCGTAACAGACGAGCTGCTGGACGACACCAACGCACTCTCCACTTACCTGCCTGAAAAAATTGCCACCTCCATTCGCTGGAAGACGAACGAGTCGATTCTCTTTGGCTCGGGCACTGGTGTGCCGGTCGGCTGTATGACCAACAGCACAACCGTCACGGTCGCCAAAGAGCAGAACCAGGCAACGCAAACGCTTTTGCCACAGAATCTCGCCAAGATGATCTCGCGTCTGCCACCGGGCAGTTTCGGCAAGGCGGTCTGGATTGTGAATAACGATGTGCTGCCGGCACTCTTCACACTCACGTTGGGCAACTATCCAATCTATTTGCCCACAGGTCTTTCAGTCGGTGGCATTCAGATCTCGCCCTACGGCAGCCTCCTGGGTCGACCGGTCTTTGTTTCTCAGCATGCCAACACCTTCTCCGGACAAGGCGATGTGCTGCTGGCTGACCTTTCCTACTACCAGACCATCACCAAGGCGGGGGGGATGCAAACAGCGACCTCCATGCATCTGTACTTCGATGCCGATTTGACGGCCTTTAGGACCACCTTCCGCATGGATGGCCAATCCAAGATTGCAGCGCCCATCTCTCCTGCCAAAGGCAGCGCGTCGATGTCGCCCTTTGTTCAACTTGGCGCTCGCTAACTAGCCCACCATTTCAAGGAGATTTGTATGTTTCCCAACGCAAAAGGTAGTGAACGACTGGCAGTCCTTGCCAGTATTGATCCAAGTAACCAGGCGGCTGGTGTCGCAGCCAGTGCTTGGGTGGCTTTGAATACTCACCATACGCTGTTGGCCGTGATTGAGACTGGTGCCATGGCCAATGGCAGTACCGTGGATGCCAAGCTT